CTCCTGAGGGAGGTTAGATGGTCTCTTTCAATTATGAAAGCGCGACCCATAGTCGTTAAGACTGTGCGTATTTCTTGTACCATTTCTTCCACTGATTTAATTTCTTAAATCTAGATGGTTTTGAGGTAAAAGAAGTATACCCATTCAAAAGCACTTTTTCCAACAAGCGTGAAGCTTGGGGGAAACCTTTTGTCAGAAGTGTTATATCTGACGAAGTTAAGTAACCCCTTCTCAACATCTCGAAAGAGGAAGAGGGTAGGAGTGACTTAAGGAGCGTGATTTTCCTGTCGGAAAACACGTTGAGTGCTTGTAGCCAGTCCTTCCCTCCAGCAGAAAGTTCTTTATCTATCAAAGAATCGATAGTTTGGAACATCTGATGAGGGAAGGGGATAGGAGCGGATGGATCAGAGGAAAAGTTTTTCTTTTCGCTTTGTTCCAACCACATATCTAGTAACTCACCGGGTAACCGTTCAAAGAACGGGATACCTTTTGGGTTCATACCACAACCAAGAGGTTGGGGTAAGGAAGCCCACCACCGTAAGACTTTCTGATGCCTCTTCGCAAGAAGATTTATCAGATAAGGATACGATGGGATGAGTGAAAAGATATTGTTTTCTGTTATTTCACGCCACTTCGGCGTGGTGATGATCTCTTTAGGGGTAATCAATTTCCCTAAGAACTCAGCACCGTACCGGGAGGTAACACTCTTGCTATCAGAGATCGGAATATCTAGAGATACCAAAGCTGCACGGTATCGATTAGCTGTTTCCGATCCCTTGATAACAATATCATCTCCAACCATAGCGATATAGTCCGATGGGTTTTCACCATGCGGGCAACATCCTATGGCCAGAGCAGCGTGAACAGCAGTGAATGATGCAAAGGAGAAGTAGGCCCCTAATGGTTGTCCGCAGGTGAACTTGCGGTATTTACCATCAGGGCAGAGCCAAGACCCTTTAGAAAATCTAGATAGGAAATCTACTTCAGTCTTTGTGAGCACTGAAGAAAGGCATCTTATTTGAAATTCCCAAGGGAAATGGTTTGTGGCATCAGAAAGGTCAATACTATGAGTCGTATGACCCTCTGAGACCCACCTACTCACTTTTTCCAAGCCAGCGTCTTGATTAAAGACGTAGGTGACGCCCCAGAGGTCAAAGGTTTTAACCATTGACCACAGGGTTTCAGACGTGGGAAAACTGAGAGCCTGTAACGCCCTAAAAGGGTTAGCTACAGCTCGCAGCTTATAACCAGGTTCCTGGATAAAGGAGATCCTTCCAACTACATCTGTAGGGATGGATTTAGAATTTGACGGAGGACGGAATCTATTTACATAGAGACCCTTCTTAATCATATTAAAATCCTCATACAGAGGTAGGAAAGGAGTAACCGGAGCATCATAAGGTGACATTTGCTGAAAATCTAACCAAGACGGGTTGAACCATAAAAGGCCCAACTGGTCGTCAAGGGTAGTCTCAGACTCGATTTTTGACTTGACCTCCCAATTGCCATTAACAACTGACAAATAGGGAGATCGTCGAGTAGTAGAGGACATCCAATCCTTAAGGAAAGGGGTTCTCTTCACAATGTCATTAAAAACATCTCTAACCCGGCCGTGATCCGAAAGACGGAAATCCGATACAACAAGAGGGATATCAGAAGCTCTCATCTTAATTCGTTGTTGCTGAATTAAGAGATATCTGCTGGGATCCGACTGCTTGAGTAGAGGCATGTTCCTAATGGTAGAGTGAGCCAAAAACACCTTTTCAAGGATAAAACTAGTTTTATCGATGAGGAGGGGCGGAACTCTATCCATAGGAGGGGGCTCTTTTGTCATTGAAGTATAAAACTTCTTTAACTGAGAGCTGGTTTCCGAAGGGGATTGAAAGAACGTGTAGAACCGCAAAGCCTGGAGGATGATTTCTCCAGGATAATGTGAAACTATACGTCCCAGAATTCCCGAGTATCTGTGCTTCTTACTATCATACTTGAAAAACGGTATGGGTTGGAAACCAGATTTCTTTAGGATGCACTTAGAAATATGAGCATAAAAACTCTTAAATCTAGTGACGGCCCACTCTTCACTGTTATCATTGGACCATTTCTGGAATAATGAAATCAGATTAGAGGAGTCTGACGAGGATATACCTAAATAGCAGAGTCTTGAACGAACATGTTTTAGATTTTGACTGTTTGTCATAATTCTCGTCCTTCGTTAGAAAGTGGGAGGATAATCTAAAAGCAATATTCGACAGAATATTGTTTCTTTAGGTTCAGCGAATAGAGAGACCTGAATCAATC